TAATATACCAAGTGGTACAAAATTCCACGGAGTAGCTTCGTTTGTAGATACGGCTAACAAAGGCTCAGCACTAGCAAACTCAATGAGAGGTGCTTATACAATAGAGGAGCTATCACAGTTTGTGAACGATTATATTATAAATGACTCAGTCACTAGAATAGTACCGTACTTTTTAACTGCAACTCCCGGAGGTAATACTGACTTTGATACCAACTATAATATGGTTGACATTGATTGGGATGGTGTGTCGGGAACGCACGTTCTGAACCTACCTTCAGCAGCAGATATACCATACAGAGTTATAAGAGTTTCAAATAACGCTACGGTAGGGGCTAGCGATAAAATACACGTAACCCCACCTGCGGGTGAGACTATAGACGGTGTGGCTTTTTATTCTATAAACAAACCGTACAACGGTATAGCGGTTTGGTCTGACGGTACTAGGTGGGTAGTTATACAAGCAAAATCATCATAAAATAATTTGCTATCTTTGTAAAAACAAAAACATAGTTATGAAAAGAGATTTAAGTAAGCCATTAGCTCCTACAGCAGGAACTCCTACAAGAAAAGTTAGAGTTAAAAGGTCGGGAAAAACTATTACCAAGTCAGTTAACGCTGCGGGTACTAAGACTAAAACAAAAACCCGAGTAAATAGAAAGGGTGAAACGGTTAGTAAGACTAAAATTAAAACGGCTAGTGGTAAGACTTATAAGCACAAGCAAGGCGGTAGGAATGCTGACAAACTTAAAATTAAAGATGCTGACGGTACTAGAAGAACACATAAATAAACCTTCGCAGAGCCCCTGTCTACAGAGGTGACTTATAAAGTATAGATATGAAAAGAGATTTAAAAACCCCGCTATCTACATCTGAGTTTGAGGGGAAACCTATGTGTTCAAAGGGCATGAAGGCATACGACAGGTATATGAGAGCGGGTAAATCTCCCCAGTCGTCTAATAAATTAGCATCAAAATCTTGCAGCAAATGAAGTCAGAAGGATTAGGTGACACAATAGAGAAGATAGCTAAAGTTACAGGCATAAAAGCTGTGACTGAGGCTATTTCTAAAGCTACAGGTAAAGACTGCGGCTGCAACAAGAGAAAAGAAACATTAAACAAGGTATTCCCTTATAATAAAGACGATAAGTAATGAAGAACGCAAATTTAAACAACCCTGCTAATTATCAGTTAGCTACTATGGCTCAGAGAGGCTTCAGAATTATTACGGGAGCTGACCAATTAAATACTGCTGACGAGTTTTACAACGCTATATTCATTGTTGGAGACGCAAGTATAACTTCATTAACGGCAGAGAGTGGTGATAGTATAGTGGCTGCTACTGATTTCGTTGCGGGAATGCAAGTTCTTGGTTTATTCTCAGAGATTACTATCGCAAGCGGTACTATTATAGCTTATATAGCGTAAGTTATGTTAGGTCTAGGATTAGGTCTAACCAGGCTATCGGGAACATTTATTGGAGGTGATACTACATCGTTTATAACGACTTGGAGAACTACGACTGATAACGAAACTATTACTATCCCAACTACAGGGAGTGGTTATAATTATGATGTAAGCACAAGTGATGGACAAGCCTTTAGCGGTATTACAGGTGACTTGGGTATAACTTTTACGGTTGCAGGTGATTATGATATTAGTATTAGCGGCGACTTTCCTAGAATCTACTTCAATAATGGAGGTGATAAAGTTAAGGTGATAAACATAAAGCAATGGGGTAATATTGCTTGGAATTCGTTTGTAGGTGCGTTTTTCGGATGCTCTAATTTAGTAGGGGCGTTTACCGATGCACCGAATTTAAGCGGAGTATCTGATATGACGAACGCTTTTAGAGCCGCATCAAGCTATGATGGAAGGTTTGTCGGTTGGGATTTCAATACCATTACAGATATGTATGCAATGTTGTATCAAGCAGCATCTTACACACAATCATTAGCAAGCTTAAATATTGTCAATGTTACGGATATGAGATACTTATTAACGACAGCCACATTAACCGAAGCGAATTACAACGCTACATTAATAGGGTGGGAAGCTACTTTACAAGCTTACGTTGCTGGTGGGGGTACTTACTCTCATAGTATAGTTATAACATTTGGTAATTCAGAATACACAGGAGGTGGAGCAGCAGCAGCGGCACGACTTTCATTGGGGGCAAATTTCGGATGGAATATAACGGATGGAGGGATAGCATAATGAAAGAGATAAGTAAACCGATAAAAGAAACGTGGTTTATATGCCTTGAAAATAAGGTTGTAAAGGCTTACGGAAAGATAGAAACTAATCAAACTATGACAACTCCTTGGAATGTAGTTAAATCCTACACTACAGAATCAGGATGGCTCAGAGCTTTAGCTTCTTGTGGTATTGTTTTAGATGACTAGTTAAGTAACGCACGAACATAAACTACTTATGGACAGCAAAAGAAAAACATCAGCAATAAAAAGAGCAGGTGTCTCAGGGCTTAATAAACCCAAGAGAACGCCTAGCCACTCAAAGAAGTCGCATATTGTTGTCACTAGCTGCAACAATAAAGTAAAGACGATACGTTTTGGTGAACAAGGTGCAAGCACAGCCGGAGCTCCTAAAAAGGGAGAGAGCTTAAAGATGAGTGCAAAGAGACGCTCATTTAAGGCACGTCACGCAAAGAATATATCTAAAGGTAAATGCTCTGCTGCATATTGGGCAGACAAAACAAAATGGTGATTATGAAGAACATATTTAGACAGTGGACGAAAGCAATGATAAGTATAGTTAAGGATGGAACATACGACGAATTAGGCGAAGTTATCACAGAACCTATTAAATCTGAGGGATTTGCGGTTGATGCACCTTTGATTGGATTAGAATCACACCCTTACGGACGGAAGTGTTATTCTATAAAAGTAAATAACCCTAAACACTCTTTCTTAGGTGTAGATAATAACACGCAAATGTAAATGCTAGACATGAATATAGGACATTTAATCGTAGCGGTCGCAACACTGCTAAGTGCCGCCGTAGGAGTGTGGGTTAATCTAAACAATGACATTACTAAACTAAAGTCAAGATTATTTCACATGGAGCAGCAAGACCAAGAAAATAAGATTATCTTTGCTAAGATATTAGATAAGTTACAGCATATAGAACTACTATTAGCTGAAAACCATATTAAGAGCAAATGAAAGCAACAACAATTAGATTAAGAGATGACGGCATTGAAAGTCTTGGTGCTTTCTTTGTATACGACGGACTAGACAAGCTCTTTGAGTGTAAGACTTGTGAGCTTCCCTGGAAAGGGAATAAGAAGAACGTCTCTTGCATACCAAGAGGTGTATATCATATAACTCATAGAAATAGCGAGAAACACGGAGACCATCTACATATTGAGGATGTTCCTAACAGGACTTGGATACTAATACACGTAGTTAATTTCGAGGAAGACTTAGAAGGGTGCATGGGAGTTGGGAAAGACTTCGTTGACCTAGATAGAGATGGTGACTTAGATATAACATCCTCAAGAGCTACACTAGATAAATTAATAGACATTATTCCTATAGAAGGAATACCATTAGAAATCATATAACTATGTTTGAATTACTTGCAGAATACGGAACAGATGCATTAGCTATTTTAATCGCGGCTATGGCACTATTAAAGATTATAGTACGGCTTACTCCATCCTTGGAAGATGATGCGGTATTCGCTAAGTTAGACAGCTTATTTGAAGCTGTTATACCTAACTATACTAAAAATGGCAACACCATTAAGTAATATAAAAGGAATCTTTGCTTCTGTAGCCAAAGTTTCAGAAGTATTTAAGGGCGACAATAAGAAGTGGTCGGCTAAGAGGTCTGTATCAGGTATTTTAGTTAGTGGTGTAATGTTAGATATTACTAACTTAGGTATTACTTGGGAGAACTGCTTAATGGCTTTTATAGCTGTAGCACCTCTAATAGCTTCAGCTTTTGAAAAGAAATACGTAAAATAATCAAATGGCAAATTTAACTACAGTAGAATTGGAGGCCCTTCAGGTTTCCCTTAAAGAATTTAATAAGTGCAAAATGCAGTTGGGCGAGACAGTCTTACAGCAGCAAGCTCTTATTAGTAAAATGGCCTCCCTTAAGGAGTTGTCATCAGAGCAGGAAAGAGAGTTAATAAACAAGTACGGCGAAGACTCAACCATCAATATTGAGACGGGGGAAGTAACACCGAACGAAAAAGAATAAGTTATGGACATCCGAAAAATATCTGTAGGGCCTGACTATAAATCCAGTGCAATGCATTACATTGTAGGTCAGGATATTCTAGGTGCGTCACATAAAATACACCTCATACGGTACGATAAGGAAAACTTGTCATATAAAATTTGGATTCAACGCGAGGAAGTTATAGTTTTGTGGAAGGAATTTAATTCCGTAATGCCTATATCAATAGAGTATAACATAAACTTCTAGCATGAACAGTCAAGACGATAAAGTAAACGAACCTAAGAATGACAACTTAGATTCATGGATAGTAGATTTAGAGGATAAAGAACAACCCGTAGCTTGTAGTATCGACGACGAGGACTGCGAAGCGTGTGGCTCGTAATGAAGTCTCCTTATAATTTCATAGTAAAACCTATTGAAGGGAAGAGGTATAACAATACTAAAAGCATCGGAGGGATTGAGTTTGTAGTGAACACGTCCGAAGAAGAGGCTGATTTCTCCAACAGGGAAGCTATTGTTATCGAGACTCCTTTAGGTTATACTGGAAACATTAAACCTGGCGATACGTTAATTGTTCATCACAACGTATTCAAGTTCTATAATGATATTAAAGGTAATAGAAAAAGCGGAAAGAGTTTCTTTAAAGATGATTTATTCTTTGTAGATAACGAGCAATTCTATTTATATAAGCAGGGTGGAGCGTGGTGCAGCCATGACAGATACTGCTTCGTTAGACCTATAGAAGTTTTAGATAGCTTTATAGATAAAGCGTGTAAACACGAACCACTCATGGGAGAGATGGTGTACCCAAATGATTACCTCAAGTCTCAAGACGTAAAATCGGGTGACAGGGTTTGCTTCTCTCCTGAAAGTGAGTATGAATTCATTATAGATGGAGAAACATTATATAGGGTGTATGACCATCAGATAACGATGGGCTTGTAATCTTTTTAAAGAAATTACAATGGATTCAAGAGAATTAAGGAAAGAGATAATAGAAGCAGGCTACAAGGCCGTCAAGCAACTAATCAAGGTTGCTAAGGAAGATATCATAAAACCTGACCCTGAAGATGATTTGTCTGCCGATAAGTTGAAAAACGCAGCGGCCTCAAAGAAGTTATCTATATTTGACGCGTTTGAAATTCTGAAAAGAATAGACGACGAGCAGGATACGTTAAAGTTAGAATCAGGAGAACCTAGCAGAACGGATACAAAACAAGGATTTGCAGAACGACGCTCAAAATAACATTATTAGGGTAGTACCCGACTATATACCAAAAGTCCCGCTTTCTAAAAAGAACAGTGGGCGTTCTTGGTTATACGGGTATAATGAGAAGTATGACTTTGTTAATATATCTAAAACGGGTCAAGTGGGTAGTATAGTTGATATATCAGGCTTAAAAATAGGGCTACCCCCAGCACCGAAAGTAACCCACCAAAGGCACATCACGAAGTCAAAGCAATATTGGGAGCGAGAGTTAATGCCCAAAGAGCTTATTAAAATCAAGTCTATATTCCAGTGGAACGAAAAGCCGTCTAAATTTAAAGACAGGTGGGTTGATTATATTGAGACTGAATTTGATAGAAGAGAGGAAGGTTATTGGTTTATGAATAAAGGGGAGCAGAATTATATTACAGGCTCTCATTATATGTACTTGCAATGGACTAGTATTGATATTGGTTATCCAGATTATAGGGAGGCTAACAGAGTTTTTTATTTATTCTGGGAAGCAGCTAAGGCTGATAAGAGGTCGTTTGGAATGGTTTACCTAAAGATACGTCGTTCAGGATTTTCGTTTATGGGGTCTAGTGAGACTGTTAATATAGGGACTTTAGCTAAGGATGCTAGGATAGGTATTTTATCAAAAACTGGTTCGGATGCTAAGAAAATGTTCACTGATAAGGTTGTTCCTATAGCAAATAGATTGCCATTCTTTTTTAAACCTATTCAGGATGGTATGGACAAGCCTAAAACTGAGCTAGCTTTTAGAATCCCTGCATCTAAGATTACTAAAAAGAATATGCACGAAGTATCTGAAGG